GAAAAAGACTAACAAATATATTAATATTGTACTAACGTGTCAGCATGTTATCGCTGATGCCATTAAGCTTGAAGATCGCTGGGATACAGTACTCAAGCGTGAAGTTAAAAAAGATATTATGGAGGAAGTGGCCGTAGAGATTTTTCAGTATGACGAGTCTTCGGTTGTGTCCTCTAATTCTACACAAGCTCAGATTATCGCATACGATGAACATCACGATCTTGCAGCTTTAAAACTAAACAACAACCATAAGATGGATTACACTGCTACTCTATTACCTAAAGATGAGATAGAAGATTTACGTTTATTTGATCCAACATGGACAAGTGGTTGTAGTTTATTGCATGACCCTTTCTCGAATCCGGGGACACTAACATACCTTCGAGAAATGATAGAGCAGAAAGCTTATATTATGACCAATGCTTCAAGCGTATTTGGTAACTCAGGTGGCGGGCTATTTCATGGGATTAACGGTCACTTACTTGGTCTGACTAGTCGTATAACTACGATGCAACTTGGCTTTGGTGTTGACGTAATGACTTGGATGGGCTTCAGTACACATCCAGAACGGATGTATGAGTTCTTTGATCATCAAGAATTACAGTTCTTATATGATACTACTGACTCCTTTGAAGCAGGTCAGAATAGGAGAGAAAGAAAACGTAAGAATGCTGTTAGAAACTTCTTAATGTCTGGACAAGATTTGGGGGATAACGATAAAGAGAAAGATCCCAAAGACGCAATGCCGTTTTTTTAAGCTAACGTTGAATAAACGACTTACCCAGAATTTTAGTGTTATATACCACTAAATATTTACTAGTACTACTACTAGTAGTAGTTTCTTCAGCTAGAGCGGATTATCAAAGCGAGGTACTATGCTTAGCTCAAAACATATATCATGAGACACGTTCTCAGTTAACCTTAGAAAAGATAGCAATTTCACAAGTAGTACTTAACAGGGTTAGTTCTAATAAGTATCCTGATACAATTTGTGAAGTAGTGTACCAAGCCGTACGAAACCAACTATCTATAGTTAGAAATAAGTGCCAGTTTTCATGGTACTGTGATGGCAAATCAGATTATCCAAGTAATTCTAACGCTTGGACAGAAAGTATAGAAATAGCAGCTTTAACTATGAGACTTAAAGTAGATTTTACAAGAGGAGCCCTAAACTATCATGCCGTTTATGTTAGTCCCTTATGGGCAAAGGATATGCAATTCACTATTCGCATAGGGAGCCACAGATTTTATAAATGAAAACAACTAATAAAAGATCAGTTTCTAAAAATCTAATGGATGATTTAGAACCTATACAAGACTGGGAAGATGAAGGTGGGTATATCTATCCAGAGGTTCATTCTATGAATGATTTAGAAGCAGCTAAAGTAGACCTGGAATTAAAGGCTCTCTTAGAGGCACTTTTGAACCAGCCAGAAATAGTAGGTTTAACACCCCAAGAAGGGAGCGATAATGGTTACTAAAGAAAGTAGTTTACATAAGCTATCAATGGGTACTTTGCTAGCTGTACTAGTACAGATAATAGCAATAGTTTGGTGGGCCTCGGATGTAGCAGCATCTGTCGAAAACTTAGAGACTTCAGATTCAATACGGAATAACGATCGAAAAGAGTTTTTTGAACGTTTATCTGTTGTAGAAACTAGAGTAATTACTAATAATCAAATATTAATAAGACTTGAAACCAAAGTGGATAGTTTAGTAAAGTAAAAAGGAGAAGGACAATGGAAGTAGCTAAGGGCCCCGGAGGGGCTTATTGGATGGTAATGAATAATGAGGGAGATGTTGTTTCTACTCATCCTACTAAAGAAATGGCACAGAAAGCAGCGGCTAGTAAACCTACTACTTATCAAAATAAAATGGCAATAGCGGAGACTATAACGTGACAATAGAGCAGTATTGTGCTGTATGCGCAAAAGCCGCTTATAGCGATCAATATAATTTACCAGAACTTCCCGGACTTATAAAAAACTATTATTTAGACTCAGATAATGCAGAAGGTTATGTATTCACTTTTAGTGATAAGATAATAATTGCTTTAAGAGGAACAGAGCCAAATCAGTTTAGTGATATTAGTGCCGATTTGAAGTTTTGGCGAGTAAATTATCGAGGTACAGAAAAGGTTCATTCAGGATTCTTTTTTGAAGCTTTATCTTTGTGGGGTAAGATTGTGGATGCTCTCTATAAAGAGTTAAAGTTAAATAGTAAAGATGCAAGAAAGATTTATGTTACTGGGCATAGTCTTGGAGGAGCCATGGCAGTAGTTATTGCTGGGTTTGTTCAGAAGCATACTCCAGTATATGGTAGATTAGAGAGTTTAATTACGTTTGGGCAACCTAGAGTGGGTAACAAAGAATTTAATGATTCAATTAGTTGTACGTGGAAACGTTTTGTTAATAATAATGATGTAGTACCGAGAGTGCCTCCGAAGCTGTATAATCTTTTTGCTGATGGTGGCGAATTACACTATATTAATACTTATGGAAATGTACGGGATCTTACCTGGTGGCAAAGTGTTAAGGACTCCTACAGAGGACGTAAATATGCTTGGAAAAAAGGACAAATGTTTGATTCTTTTTATGACCACAGTATGAATAATTACGTTAATTTAGTAAAATGAATATAACAGAGATACCTGACGACTTCATTGCAAATCCAAAATGGTTAGAGGCTATCGCAACGGCTTGTAAACATACTGTGGGACTAATTCATGCTACATATGGAGATACACCCGGAGATATGTCAATGGAAGATATAGCACAGTTAAATATAGCTAGTGCTTATCTGTATTTGTATAATAATGCACTAAACAATAATGATATAGTAGTAGCCCCTGCCGAGGAGATAATCTGGCACTAATGTTAGAGATAAGCAGAAAGGATATAGTTGGAGATAGGTTAATGGAATATTCCGCAGAGGAACGGTTCCTTAAATTACCTGTGGAAGGCTATATGGAGTTACTCAACATCCAACCTATTGCTTCTCAAACTGCTATTATTAATGCTATAAACAATCCTAAATACCGTTTCGTTTGTGGAGCAGTATCCAGGCGTCAAGGTAAAACTTATATTGCAAACATAATTGGGCAATTAACTGCTCTTATTCCTGGCAGTAATGTACTGCTAATGTCTCCTAATTATGCACTATCTCAAATCTCATTTGACTTACAAAGAAATCTTATTAAGCATTTTGATTTAGAAGTAGTGAAAGATAACGCAAAAGATAGAGTTATAGAATTATCCAATAACTCTACTATACGGATGGGATCAATCAATCAAGTAGACTCTTGTGTTGGTAGATCATATGATTTGATTATATTCGATGAGGCTGCTCTAGTAGATGGGCGGGCGGCCTTTAATGTAGCATTAAGACCTACACTAGATAAAGAAGGTAGTAAAGCTTTATTCATCTCTACCCCTCGTGGTAGAAATAACTGGTTTGCAGACTTCTATCAAAGAGGGTATAATGATGAGTATAGTGACTGGGTATCTATAAAAGCTACTTACCATGAGAATCCTAGACATAGTGAAGAAGATATTCATGAGGCTAGAATATCAATGTCATCGGCAGAGTTTGCCCAAGAATATTTAGCTGATTTTAATACTTATGAAGGACAGATTTGGAACTTCAATTACGAGAAGTGTGTAACTAATGTAGATCAATTTAAACCTGAAGGAATGGATGTATTTGCAGGTTTAGACGTAGGGTATAAAGATCCTACTGCATTTTGTGTAATAGGCTTTGATTGGGATAAGGAAAATTACTATATTTTAGATGAGTACATTGATGCTGAGAAAACTACTGAGCATCACGCTAGAGAAATAAGAAAGTTGATTGAGAAATGGGATATTGATTGGATCTATATTGATTCTGCCGCTCAACAGACTAGATTTGATTTAGCACAAAATTATGACATTAGTACTATAAATGCTAAGAAGTCAGTACTAGATGGAATAGCACATGTAGCCACTATAGTAGATAATAATAAACTATTAGTAAATCAAAGGTGTGAACATACTTTAGCTTGTTTAGACCAGTATCAGTGGGATTCAAATCCTAATCTTTTACGAGAGAAACCTAAACATGATAAATTTTCACATATGTCAGATGCGTTAAGGTATGCGCTGTACAGCTTCGAGACGTCTGCAGGTACATTTTAATATGCACCTCGTAAAAAAAGAATCTTGACAAACGGTGCTGAATTTTGTTATAATTTTTAGAGTAAAAATACATTATGGACCTAAAGAGAGACTTAGTCAAATACGTTAGAGATAAAGCAAAAGCGAAGTACTCAAAAGGATCGGAATGCTTTATCTGTAAAAGTGAAGAAAGTCTGGATTTCCATCACTTTTACGGGTTGACAGAACTGCTAGATATTTGGTTAATTAGAAATAAGATAGTTATTAGCACAGCGGAAGGTATCATCTCTGTTAGGGAAAAGTTTATAGAGGAGCATTACCAAGAGCTATATGACGAAGCAGTTACTCTTTGTCATACCCATCATTTAAAATTACATTCGATTTATGGGAAACGTCCTAAATTGGCAACAGCACCGAAACAAAAACGGTGGGTAGGAAAGCAAAGAGAAAAGTATGGCTTGGTATAATAATATATTTAGTAGAGAGCAAGTTGAAGAGGAAGAGAAGTTAAATCCTGCTCAAGTTATAATTGCTAGAGATGAAGGTTTTAGTATAGGGACTAGTGAGAACTATGTAAACTATGCTAACGCCTACGAAGAGATTGAAGTTGTTAATAGGGCTGTAAACATGATCGTAGATGATGTTGCAGAGATTCCTGTAGATATAGGAGGTAAGCTACCTTTAGACCCTGTAATTAAAAATATTCGCAAGTCTAGGGTAGACCTTATATTAAACAGAGAGCCTAATCCTTTTCAGGATGTTAATAGCTTTAAAAGAAATCTTATAATTGACTTACTAATAGACGGAAATATTTTTATATACTATGATGGAATGCACTTGTATCATCTACCCGCACGAAATGTAGATATAGATACACATGAAAAGAACTTTGTTAGTAGATACGTATACCAGGGTAAATTAGATTATAGTCCAGAAGAGATTATACATGTTAAAGAAAACTCCTTTCATTCAATTTATAGAGGAGTTCCTAGATTGAAGCCCGCATGGAGAACCATGCAATTACTGGGTTCAATGAGAAAATTTCAAGATACTTTCTTTAAGAATGGAGCAGTACCAGGACTCGTTATCAAAAGTCCTAATACACTAAGTGAGAAGATTAAAGAAAGGATGTTAGCTGCTTGGAGAGCACGTTATAATCCGAATTCGGGTGGTCACAGACCTCTTATTCTAGATGGAGGGTTAGAAGTCGATACATTAACTAATATTAATTTTAAAGAACTCGATTTTCAATCCTCAATTGAAGCTAACGAAAGAATTATCTTAGAAGCATTAGGTGTTCCACCTTTACTTCTTGATAGTGGAAATAATGCAAATATTCGACCTAATCATCGAATGTATTATTTGGAAACCATACTTCCTATCGTACGAAAAATTAATTTTGCGTTTGAAAGATATTTTGGATTTGATTTACAGGAAGATTTAAGTAATGTTCCTGCACTTCAGCCAGAACTACGAGATCAAGCAGATTATTATTCAACTCTAGTTAATACAGGGATTATTACCCCTAATGAAGCTAGAGCCTCCTTACGAATGGAAGCACTTGACGGGCTGGATGAAGTTAGAATTCCTGCTAATATAGCAGGTAGCGCGGCAAATCCAGGAGAAGGAGGGAGACCTCCTGAAGAGGATGAAAATGAATAAAATCTTTACTCTAACTTCTCAGTTTAAAGCTCATGAAGAGGATGATGGTACTGTAAAAATACGTGGTTATGCTAGTACTAACGATGAAGATCGAGCTGGGGATGTTATTGAAGCTACCGCGTGGGAAAGAGGTGGTTTAATAAATTATAAGAATAATCCAATTATTCTATTTAACCATAATTATAATGAACCTATTGGTAAAGTTACTGATTTAACAACTACTGATAAAGGTTTAGAAATTAATGGTCTTATCTCTAAGTCTGCGGGTAAAATCCGCGACATGGTGAAAGAAGGCGTTCTCGGTGCTTTTAGTGTCGGTTTCCGAGTAAAGGACGCAGATTATATAGAGGAAACTGACGGTTTAAGGATCAAAGAAGCCGAACTGTTCGAGGTATCAGTCGTATCTGTACCTGCTAATCAAGCAGCTATTTTTTCTGTGTCAAAAACATTTGATACAGAGGAGGAGTATACTGTTTGGAAAGCACAGTTTATCAACGATCCTCAAATGAAACCTGGTCAGTCTGATAAAGACTCACCAAAAGAAACAGCTAATGCTGTCTTCGGGGAAAAAATAATGTCTGATCAAGAAGACTTTAATCTTGAAGAGTTCGCTAAAGAAGTAGCGCGCAAAACAGCGGCAGAAATCGCAATGGCTCAGGCCAAGCGAGATGTCGATAAGCAAACTGCAGTAGAGGAAGCTAAGGCTGCCTCTGAAGCAGAAAAAGCTACTAAAGAAGCTGAACTCGATAAGAGAAAAGCTGAGGTTCAAGCTGTGGTTCAAGGTGTAACGACTGGTGCGGAGCGCCTAATCAACGATGTTGAAGAGCGCGTATCCAAGAATCACGAAAACCTGGAAGCTGTAGTTAATGAACTACGTTCCGAACTAAAGGAAAAGTCCGAAGAGATTCAAAATATTCGTGAATCAAAAAGGATTTTTTCCGACCGTGCCAACAATTCTGATTGGAAAGACGCGTATAAAGATGACATATCTAACGCCTATATTCTAGCTCGTACAACGGGTAAAGGATATGAGACCGATTTCGGTAAGAGTGTACTTGAGAAGGTCAATGCACATTCTGGTGTTCAAGTGTCCTCAGCTGATTTTGAGCAGGAAGTATCTTCTAATATTGAAAGAGACATCCAACTCGAACTCGTCCTTGCGCCTCTTTTCCGTGAGATCCAAATGCGATCTGCGACTCAGATTCTTCCCATCATGCCAGATGCTGGTTATGCCGAATTTACGGCTAATCAGGCAGCCTCGGGTTCTAGCCCGCACGGTAACTTGGCAGAACGAGGTGATACTTATGGTACGCCTTGGGGTGGTGCAGATCTAACTGAACGAACGCTATCTACGAAAAAACTCATTTCACAGTCCTACCTGGGTAATGAAACGGAAGAGGATGCAATTATTCCTGTACTTCCACTAATTCGTGAAGCGGTAATTCGGTCGCATGCTCGCGCTGTTGAAGCTATGATTCTAGTAGGTAATAGTGCTGACGGTCCTTTTGGAACCGGCGGTGCTTCTCCTGATGGTATCATCACTCTGGCTATTGCGGATAGTGATAAAACACAATCTGGCACAGCGTTTGCCTCTGAAGCTCTAACAGCTGCTAATCTATTGGCAGCTCGTAAGAATATGGGTAAATATGGCGTTCGGCCTTCAGATGTGGTATATATCGTTAACCTAACGGAATATCATAACCTAATCGCAGATTCTGCTTATGCAGATTCCAGCCAAGTCGAAGGACTTGCTACTAAGCTAACGGGTCAAGTTGGTCAAGTATACGGTTCAGCTGTAATCGTATCTGACGAATTTGCAACGCCGGCTACTGGTAAGTATTACGCCGTGGCTGTAAATGCTCGTAACTTCGTAATTCCGCGTTTGCGTGGTATTACAGTTGAGAGTGACTATGAAGTTGCTAATCAACGCCGAGTACTCGTTGCTAGTCAACGTATCGGCTTTACTGATATTATTGATGGTGCTACTAACAAGTGGGCCTTACAATATAAAGCTTCTTAATGCTGGGTAATCTTCGGGGGTTGGTGTTCCAGCCCCCCTAGATTTTTACGAGGAGATTTATGGCCGATTTAGTAACAAAGGCTGACTATAAAAGTTATAAAGGAATAGATCATTTTAAAGAGGACGGTAAAATCGACTCCTTAATTGCTCCTATAAGTCAATTGGTAAAAACTTATTGTAGTACTAGTTTTGTTGATTATTACAGTAGTGCGTATACTGAAAAATTCGATATAATGGATCCTAGTACACACGAATTATTCTTAACAGAATCGCCTTTAGTGTCGGTAACTTCTGTAAAAGAAAGAGATGGTATTACTACCTCTTATACTACTTTAGTTAATAATACAGATTATTATATAGATGCAGAACATGATCGTATTTATAGAATAGACGGGGATAAGTCTGTAAAATCATGGGCAACAGGATTTTCTTCTGTTGAAGTTATTTACACCGCAGGATATTCTTCTACTCCTCAAGATTTGCGACTAGCTATATATGACTTAATTACTTATTACCTTAAAGAAGAGTACAAAGGAAGAAAGTCATTAGCAGGAGCATCTATCCAAAATGAGACCTCAACTAGTATAAATGCTAATATCGGATTCCCTGATCATATTAAAAGGGTTTTAGATATGTACAGAATCGTGGATGTAATCTAATGGCTCGTTCAAATACTACTAGGCGTTCCGCTATATTGGAAGCCTTCGCTGAAGCATTCGAGAAAATCGATGGCGGCGACGGTTATAAATCCGATTTAAGCGGCGCTATTTCTACTCGTATGAAATTTTGGGATGAGGTAGACAGTTTTCCCGCTTTACACATGTCTGCCGGGTCAGAAACTCGTGAATATTATGGCGGTGGACAAAAATGGAGATATCTAACTGTTACATTTAGAATCTATGTAAATTCTGAAGAACCTATTCAGGAATTGGAAGAATTACTAGAGGACGTTGAAACAGTTATTGATAATGCCGGCCAATTTAACTATTCGCATACTGAAGGGACACAAAATGTCGCTCAAGTAAGTGTAGTTAATATAAGTACCGAT